CCCGCAAGGAGCTGCTGGCTACGACCCGGAAATGTATTTTTGAACAGGGGCAGGGCATTGATCCGGATCCGCAGAATTTTGGAAACAGCTCAGGCGTGGCCCTGGGCTTTTTATATTCCCTCCTGGAGCTTAAATCAGGCCTGACGGAGACAGAATTTAAACTGGGCTTTGGCCGGTTTATCCGGTGCGTCTGCCGGTTACTGAATATCAAGATCAAAGACGACACAATCGTTCAGACATGGACACGTACCAGTGTCAAGAATGATCTGGAACTCTCCCAAATTGCCCAGCAGTCGAAGGGGGTGATTTCCGATGAGACCATCGTGTCAAAGCACCCGTGGGTCGAGGATCCGGAAAAAGAAATGGATATCCTCAACAAGCAGAAGGAAGTAGAAACAGAGGCCCAGCGGGAGATCTCCGAGATGTTCCCTCCTGCGGATCCGGACGAAAAGGACCCAGGCGGCAAGGGCGGTGATGAGTAATGGGCTATTGGCAGACACGACAAGAAGCCATGTACAAAGCCGGAGAGATGCAGGTAAACCAATATTATGCGAAGCTGGAGAAGGCTTTCAACCAGACACGCCGTGAGCTGCAGAAGACAATAGAATCTTTCTACTTCGAATACGCAGAGGAGAATGGACTGTCCTATGCAGCGGCACAGCGCCAGTTATCTAAGGCAGAAATCGGCAATCTGAGAGACTTCATCGATTTGGCCATGGAAAACATCGGAAAGCATAATCAGACTGTCAATAACATGTCTATTAAAGCGAGAATCACCCGATACCAGGCATTGGAGACCCAGGTTGACGCTATGCTCCGTCAGTTGTATGCGGTTGACTACCAGGCTGCGGCAGAGCAGACCATGAAGGAGGTCTATAAGGATACCTATTACCGAACATGGTATAGCGTCGATCAGTACCATGGCTTTCACGCTGCATTCGCCCAGGTAGATCCACACGCGGTGGAGAAGCTGCTGGAGTACCCTTTCAACGGCGCCAGTTTTTCCAGCCGGCTCTGGAAGCAGAAGGATCATCTTCAGACCCAACTCATGGAATCGCTCACAACCATGATGGTCCAAGGGCAGAGTCCACAGGCCCTGACCAATGACTTTGCCAAAAAGATGAATGCTAAAAAGTTCGATGCTTACCGGCTGCTCCATACAGAGAGTTCGTTCCTGATGAGCGAGGCCACCCATGCGGGGTATAAAGAGGACGGTGTGGAGAAATATCAGATTCTGGCTACGCTGGACAGTAAGACCTGTGATATCTGTGGGGATAAAGATGGTGAGGTCTACGAAGTGGGGAAAGAGATTACCGGGGAGAACATGCCACCATTCCATTGTTTTTGCCGATGTACAGATGTGCCATACTATGACGATATGGATTTGACGGACATGACCCGTGTGGCCAGGGACCCTAGAACTGGGAAGTATGTGGATGTTCCGGCAGATATGACATATAAAGAGTGGAAAACGCGATTTATAAAGGAGGCATAGAACAAGAATGTATTCCGAAACCAAGAGACTTGAGATTTTCATGTCCAATGGATATACCTTGCTGGTAGATAATTCCTTTGAAGAAATGATGGCGATTCTGGATAATGAAGTACTAGGGCAAAATGAGTATATTGTGATAACCTGCAAGAGTGGTTTGCGCCTGGCGTGCAGGAAGAGGGACATCGTAGGCCTGGGGGGAGTATACAGAAGATTGATAAACAACAGCATGCAGGATTGGAGGGAGATTATGTTATACAAAATTGGATTGTCAGGGGACAGGGAAATCACGGTTGAGACTGAAAAAAGTCCAGATGATTTAGCCGTGTGGGCTAATGATGTTTGTGAGGAGCCTGGATTCGCTATATGCAATACGCCAGAGGGGAAAGCCGTTTTTATTAGGGCAAGAGAAATACAGACTATAACAGAGGTATAAGCACGCGGGACTATCCTGGGTGTTATTTTTTTTCGCCTTCCTGGTATCCCAGGCGGTAAAGAGGGAGACATCACCGGTCACGACCGGGATAACAAGTGGAGATGAATCGAAAGGAGTAAGAAGCTATGAAGAAAGAAGAGTTGATAGCAAAGGGATTATCGGAGGAGCACGCACAGATCGCGGTAGACGCATGGAACGAATCTGTAAAAGGTTTTGTACCGAAGGAACGTTTCGACGAGATCAACGGGAAGCTGAAGGAAGCAAATACAACGATCGAGACGCTGAAAAAAGACAACTCGGACAACGAGGAGCTTCAGAAGCAGGTCAAGGAGTACAAGGAGAAGGTGACAGCCTTGGAGGTCGCTTCGGCCAACACGGTAAAAGAATACGCCCTGAAGGATAAGTTGAAAGAGGCAGGTGTGGTTGATGCCGATTATATTATCTATAAGCAGGGAGGCCTGGACAAGTTCACTTTCGACAAGGACGGGAAGCCGGTCGGGATTGATGATATCGTGAAGCCCCTGAAGGAGTCCTCTCCCCATCTGTTTAAGACGGAGCCGGGGGCAGACTATAGACCAGCAGGAGGCGGAACTCCCCCTGCAAAGAATCCATTTGCAAAAGACAGCTTTAACCTTACCGAACAGGGAAAGCTGCTGAGAGAAAATCCGGCTCAGGCACAGGTATTGGCTGCGGCAGCCGGAGTAACCATCAACGTATAAGAAAGGGAATAGGTGATTAAATGCCAGTAACAAAATTATCCGATGTCATTGTACCGGAACTGTTCACACCTTATGTCGTGAACCGGACCATGGAGTTATCCGCACTCTTCCAGAGCGGAATTATCACAAATAATGCAGAGTTTGACCGTCTGGCCAGTGAAGCGGCGCCGATCCACCAGATGCCGTTTTTCGAGGATCTGAGCGGAGATTCTGAGGACATTATCGAGGATCAGGATCTGACTGCAAAGAAGATCACGTCTAACAAGGATGTATCTACGACAGTGCGCAGGGCTAATATGTGGGCTGCCACAGATTTATCGGCTGCGCTTGCCGGCAGTGACCCGATGGCCGCCATTGGTGATCTGGTAGCGGGATATTGGGCGAGAGAGTACCAGAAGATTCTGATCCAGGTGCTTTCCGGAGTGTTCGGCAGCTATCAGACTACAACAGAACCAGCAGAGACCAAAACACCGCTTGCAGACCATATCCTGGACATTTCGGCAGCGGGTTCCGCCGCGGCCCAGAAGATCAGTGCCAGCGCTTTTATTGATGCTTTGCAGCTGCTCGGCGATGCACAGGGACAGCTGACGGCTGTGGCCATGCACAGCGCCACAAAGGCTTTTCTGAAGAAAAATAACCTGATCGACACAGAACGGGATTCTACGGATGTTGAGTTTGATACCTACCAGGGGCGCCGGGTAATTGTGGATGATGGCTGTCCGGTTGCAGATGGCGTATATACCACATATCTGTTTGGCCAGGGTGCAATCGCATTCGGAAATGGTTCTCCCGTCGGCTTTGTTGCCACTGAAGTAGATCGAGACAAGAAGAAGGGATCCGGTGTAGATTATCTGATTAACCGTAAAACGTTCATCATGCATGCACGTGGGATCAAATGGACTGACCTTGCCAGAGAGCATGTAGAGACTCCGACGAAGGCGGAACTGATGAATGCCATCAACTATGAAAGAGTCTATGAGCCGAAGCAGATCAGGATCGTTGCGTTTAAGCATAAGATCGGATAAGGAGGTCTGACATATGGCAGTTAAGACAGTACAGGCCGTAATTAACGGTGTTACAACCACACTGACCTATAACAGTACCTCGAAGAAATATGAGGCCACAATTACAGCGCCGGCCACGTCGTCTTATAACAATAACGACGGGCATTATTTTCCAGTGACGATCAAGGCCACGGATGAGGCCGGGAATGTGACCACAAAAAATGACACAGATGCCACACTCGGAAGCAGCCTGCAGCTCCGCGTAAAGGAGAAGACGGCCCCAGCTATTACAATCACATATCCGACGGCCAGTGCACTGATCATCAATAATAAGCCAGCGATTCGCTGGAAGGTTACAGATAACGACTCTGGCGTCAATCCAGATACGATCGGTATTACCATTGACAGCGGCAGCAAGGTTACAGGCAGCGCCATTACAAAGACGGCCATCACTGGTGGATATGATTGTACCTATACACCGACTACAGCCTTGGCAGATGGCAGCCACACAATTAAGATCGATGCGGCAGATAATGACGGGAATGCAGCTACTCAGAAGAGTGTCACCTTTAAGATCGATACAGTACCGCCGACACTGTCTGTCACGGCTCCGGTAAATGGTTTGATTACGAATAAGGCAGCCTGCACTGTAACCGGTACGACCAATGACATCACGTCCAGCCCGGTAACCGTGACGGTTAAGCTTAACAGCGGATCAGCAGAGGCCGTGACGGTAGGGGCCGATGGTTCCTTCAGCAAAGCTCTGACGCTGGTATCTGGCGGTAACACAATCACAGTTGTGGCGACAGACTCCGCGGGTAAGAGCACGACCGTAACCAGGACAGTGACACTCGATACCGTAGCTCCGACGATTAAGGCCGTAACGCTCACACCTAATCCGGTAGATGCCGGTAAGACTTATGTGATCAGCGTGGAGGTTACCGACTAAGGAGGCAATACCATGGCAGTAGCACGTGTATTTGGCCTGGTAGATGGCATAGAAGTAATACTACAGAAAGTAGATGAGGACCGGTGGAGTGTGCCGGTCCCTTTTGATGCTGACGGAGAATATGTGGTAGAGGTGGTGGCCGAAGATGAAGCAGGAAATCAGACGTATCTTTCAAAGATGCTTTATACCGTAGACGCCGGAAATATCTGTATTCACGCGCTGCCGCTTCCAAAGTATACCTTTGAGCTCCTTCAGGCGCCATATCAAATGGAGCCGCAGTTTACAGAGTATCTGTTTACACGATTGATTTCAAAATGTCAGGAGGTGGCATCATGATACGTTTTATTCTGGGCGAAGACAGACATGTAAAGTATTTCGTCCATTCTGTCAAGTCAGAATACTTTGTTGTTAAAGATGCCACCTATGAACTGATATATAATGGCGAAGTAGAGGCATCAGGCAGCTGTGAATTGACCCAGGAGGAAGATGGAAGCTTTGTAGACGTGAAACTTCAGCCAAAGTACCGGAGCAATCTTTACATTTTGGAAATCACGTTGATGATTGCGGACGAGATTATTAAGAACCGGGAGCAGATGGAGGTGGTCTGATGGCGGTGAGGATCGATGCTGTATCTTTGAGCAGAAATCCGGTTGCGGTTAAAGAAAGCCTAATTGTGAGCGTATCCATTGTAACATACGGATATCTGGGAAGGTCAACCAATGCTGAACTGACTTCCTATACAAATGGACAGTTAAGGCTGAGAGGAGAATCTGTTCTAACTTATGCACAGCTTAAGAAATACCGCCACTCTGCTCTTCACAGTATGACTCATCAGAAGATCGAAACTATGGAGGTATAAGATGAATAGGAAAGAGATGCTGCAGACAGTAAAGCAAAATCTACGGCTTGGTACAGAAGACCATGATCTGATCATCTCGGATCTGATTCTGACAGTCTGCGATTACTGCAACCTGGATCCGGATTGTGTGCCGGACATTCTGGAACCCTTTGTACGAAAAAAGGCGAAAGGAATTATTGACTATGAGGCCGTGGAGGGAAACGGATATAACCCAGAGATTGCAAGTATCAAGGAAGGTGATGGGAGCATTACCTGGGCACAGACGGAGGGAAACACGAAGGCGAGTATCTATGGCCTGTCTGAGAGTGATAAGGCAGGTCTGAGGAGGCACAGGAGGCTGAGAGGATATGCGAAACCCGTATACAAGAATGTATGATGCCAAAATGGATGTGTACCGATGGACAGACGTCGAAATAGATGGTATCACGAAGCAAGTGAAAACAGCTGTGGCAACGGATCGGCCCTGCCGGTACAGTTCTTCGGGTCAGGTATCCACTGGTGCGCCGAATCCGGCCATTGTGAACAGCCATAAGCTGTTCTGTGGCCTGGAGGAAGACATCCGGGAAGGAGATCAGCTGCTGATCACACTCAGAACCGGAAAGACCATCGAGGCTGATTTGGGAGAGTGCCACCCATATTCCTATCAGAGGCAGTGTGAAATAAAGAGAGATGATAATGTATGAGTAGTAGTAATTATCGAAGGAATAAGGCTGCTATCGACCAGTTTCGGAAGGAGCTTATGGAGATGGTGGAGGATATCCGGGAGATTGACAAGAAGGTGCTTAACAAGGCTGTGAATGCCGGTGTTGCCTACGCGAAGCGGTGCACACCTGTAGGAAAACACCCAAACCCTGTATCCTTCACCGTTAAAAACGGCCCCGATGCTGGAAATGTCGTAAGCTTTAAAGTGTCAAATCCGGGAGTTGGCGGATTCTTGCGAAAAAGCTGGCATAAGCTTCCGACAAAGAAGACAAAAGCAGGCGTAGAGACGGAGCTGGTGAACACAGCAGAGTATGCTCTTTATTGGAATAATGGCCATCGGATTGTAACAAAAAAAGGAGGTCCAACTAAAGGATTTGTGAAAGGCACATTTGTGCTAGAAAAAACGAAGGGATATGTTCAAAAGCAACTGGTAACAGAATTTGAAAAGGAAGTAAAGGCGGTGCAAAGCAGGCATGATTGATAGATTGTATAAAAGCATTGCGGCCGGTTTAAAAGAGATCAGGCCATGCAAAGTATATGTCGAGGACGTGCCGCAGAACTTCGCCCAGCCCTCTTTTTTGATTACCTTCTATGAGCAGAATCCAACTCGTGGAATCAACGGAAGGCTGAAGAATACGGTCAGGGTGGCCGTATCATACTTTCCGGAATCCGGAAACGAGCTATCCGAGGAGTGTTGGCGAGTCGGCGAGGATTTAAGCCGGGAATTTACAGTGACCGATTTTAAAATACAGAATAGGAACTTTAAAATTGTGGATAACGTTCTGCATTTTCTCTTTGATGTATATTACCGGGAATTTTTATCGGATGGTACACCAGCTATGCAGATCATGACACAGAATACAGACATAAAGGAGGAGTAAGCCATGGCAGGAACATGGGAATCCCAGAACAAGGTATTGCCCGGAGCCTATATTAATATCCGGACGAATGAGCCGCTGTCTATTACGCCAGGGGACCGCGGGATCGTTGTCATCCTGCAGGAAATGAGTGCGGGCACTGATGGTGCTGTGTATACGATCACGGCAACAGAAGCAGCATGGCCAGATGGAGTCGCAGCGATAGATAAGAAGTTGGCTGCGGAAGCGCTGAAAAAAGCTAAAACGGTATTGGTATATAAACTCAAAGCAAGTCACAAAGCAGCTGACGTCACTTCGGCTCTTACAACCCTTAAAACAGTTCAGTTCAATACCCTCTGCTATCCCTATGACGGAGAGGGCGAGGAGGTCAACAAAACAGCGATTACGACATGGATCAAGGCCATGAGGGACGATGAGGGTGTGAAGTGTCAGGCGGTGCTCGCGAATCATGTGGCAGACAGCGAGGGGATCATCAATGTTGTTCAGGGCATCATCATGCAAGGGAATCAGGAACTGACGGCTGCAGAGGTAACTGCATGGGTGGCAGGAGCTACAGCCGGTGCCAGTATCACTACGTCAAACA